GCTTTTAAATTTAATTCTGCTATATCTGCCATTGGTGGTCTTGATTCAAGAAGATTAACTCTGTTTGAATATGCAACAGAAAAAGGTATTTTATCTATTGGCATTGTTCCTTCATCTATCTTTGTATATTTTCCAGTTTTATTTTTTCTATGTATTTCAAAGTTGCCGGGTGTAAGCAACCTAACTTGCTCAACAATTTTCTCTCCATATAAACCATCTGGTTCTGATACTTTTTCAAGAAGTCTTAATTGTGTAAACTGCAAAGCACCTTCTATCATTTCTGTTCGCCAACCTAAAATATCTCTTGGTGTATATGTAACCCAATATGGTCTTGCATTTTGTCCTGTTGCTGGCGCATCTACCAGTACACCAACATGACCATAACGAATCATTTTTCTTGCAGTTTCATAAGTCCATACGTTGAGATCATTACCTTGTAAATCTACATTGAATAAATGTTCTCTAATATCATCTGCTGTATCGCTTAACCTTACTGGTTTACGAGTAAGCATACCAGCCAACATTCTTTCTAATCTTAGAAAGTAAGGTGGGCAGACAGACCTTGATAATCTGTTGTCATAACTTTCATCAAGTTCTCTCGGTTCTTGCATTAAATATTTTCTATGTTTTGACCGCATTTGATATGTTCCACCAAGTAAATCTTCAATTAATATCCAATGTGGTTCTTGTTGGTACCAAGTATTATTAGGATCATTTATTTCTGTTCCTCTATTAGTTATCTGTTTATTTAAGTTGCTGTAGCCAGAATACACAATTCAACTCCGTTGTTTGTTTTTAGTTTAAACAATAATCTTAATAAAGCCTAATGCCAGTTTTGCGGCCAGCAGACATATGTAAGGGATTGAACAACCGCCAAGTTATGTAACCAAGCGCATCATTCATATGATCGTACCCTGCATCTTTGTCTGGTTCACCTCTTTCGTTATAACTTTGCAATTCTAAACATTCAATTAATTTAACAGCTTTTTTTGAAATCATTAATCTTGTTTCTCCTTTACCATTTAACAACAAACCTTGAACAGAATTTACTCTGTCTCTTACTGGTGGATTTGACAAAGCAGATTGATTTACAAATCCATAACTTTCTAATATTTGGATATCGGTCTTCGTAGCATTTGTACTTCTGTTTCCACCTGACGCATCAGGATAGATATATATTTTGTTGAAAGGGTATCTTGTTTTGATTTCCTTTGCAATGCTGTCAGTATCGTGGCTTTTTGATATTTCATCTATGACCATAAATTTATTACCTACTGCCACACCAATTACTGCATTCATGTTGCCAATGTTAAAGTCAATTCCAATTCTTAATGGTTCATTATCATCTACAAAGGGGTGATTATTTAAAACATGAATTTTACGATCAAACTTATCATAGACTTGCCCTGTGGTTAAGTTGCAGAAATTTCCGTTGAGGTAAGCCTGTATTAGTTGTGGTGGGTAGTTTTCGAGTAATGAATCAATAAATCCCTCTGGGAGGTAAGGATTATCTGCTGTTCTTGCTTTTATCAACCGAGTATCTTCTTTGGCGTTTTTTTCGAAGGTATCAAACGCCCATGCATGACCCTCTGGTGTTGTAGTCGCATAGAACTGCTGTACATTACCTGATCGCAGTCTAGCAAGTGCCATATTCATTGCTTGTTCTGCATCTCTCTTGTTTACCGTATCTGCTTCATCAAAACCAACAGCACATAAGTTTTGACCACGCAATCTTTGGTAGGTCAATATAGTTCTTAATAAAATTGTATGTATGCCTTCTTTAAATTGCAGTTGGTATTCGGGCAGTGGGCTAGCTCTAAATGTATATGGTATCTGCCATTCATCTAACAAGTCATTCATAGTTCTCATAAGTATGTCTCTTAACATAGGTGCCGTAGGTTCAAAGATTGCTGAGATATGACCAACATTCATAGATGCCAATAATATTGATTTACTTACAAGTGCATAAGTTTTACCAGCACCAAAACCGCAAACAAGAGCTAACTTTCTATGTTCTGTATCTGCGCAAAACTTTTCTTGATGTGGAAGTAAATTTGATTTAATTCTATCTTGAACTTTTTTTGTAGAAGGAATATCAAAAAGACCATCACCAAATAACACATGGCCTTTTTTAACTGTTTCAAGGATACTCATGAACAAAGATCCGCTAACTTGGCTGCTGTATTTATTGCACCAAGAGCTATATTTAGTTGTCCAGAACGTCTTGCCTCCATCTGTAAAGTACTGCACTGAGCTAATAAATCAGCAATCATCTGTGGTCTTTCTATATCCCAATCTGCCCTAAGTTGTGTTCTTGCTTCTTTTAAATAATTATCAACAGTCCTTTTACTGACCCCCCAATTTTTTGCAGCGTATTGAATACAATCAGACCTTCTACCACCACTGGCAATTATTCTTGCGCATCTTGCAACACGCAATTCTGTTTCTGCTTGAGTTGTGCCTGAAGCTGCCATTATGCTGTTTTTTCAATAAGGTATCCAGAGAAATCGCCAAATTTAAACCAGTTTATGAAATCGCCAGCAAGTTGATCTTCTGTAATAGGTCTTTGTACACCTGACAAAGATAATTCTTTTTCAATTATCTCATCTGAATTTGTACCAGATGCTTTTTTGCCAGCTAGTGTAAGACGATAGAAAACAGTTGAAGCGTAGCCACCAATTGGTTCTAACTTGTCAAAGACAATAATTGCCCCTCCGGGTTTACATTTCTCTCTTAGTCTTAGCATAAGATTAAATCTTTTGGCTGGTGGAATAAACATTAAACATAAAAATAAAACAGATAAATCAAAATCTTGTGCAATAAAAGTTTCTGCTTTGCTGCAAACTATTTCGCCCGGTGCTTTATATAGTTTTATCATTTCTTTACTTGGTTCTATGCCAATTAAATGTGCATTTCTTTTTTTTAAAATTGGTGCTAATGCTTTGCCAATATTACCAGTAGATGCACCGAAATCATAAACAAGACCATCTTGCGGAATATAGTGTCTTGCTACATGAAGTATTGCATTTGTAGCTAAGTCATACCAAGGAAGTTGTTCTCTTACATGACGATCAAAACCTCTTGCAACATTAGAAGTTTCAAAAGACCAGTTTGTAGGTATGTCCATTTAATGTAATCCAGTAAGGGGATCTAGGTCTTCATTTGTAATGTCATACCATTTATCATAACCATCAAAATCTTTTAAAAATTCATAGGTTCTTTTATCGTATGTTGAGTAAAAAATCATACCGTGGTAAGGATTTAAAGGAAATTTAATTTTTAACATTTCTCTAAAATATTTTTGGCAATAGTTTCTGCAACTTTGGCCATCATTAGTGGTGGTACAGCCCTGCCGACTCGTTCCCACTTTTGGTACAGATTACCATGCAAAATAAAATCATCAGGAAAACTGCTAATTCGTTTTAATTCTTGAATTGTAAACAAGCGAGGTTCTGACCAATGGTATTTATCCATAGTTCCTTGTACAACAGTGTTAGCAACACGAAATGGAGATTGCTTTACATGAGAAAAAAATTTATTTTGCCCAGTAAGCTTTAAAGCAGCTTTATAAAATTGATCGCCGGGTTTTGTTAGTTTCCATAAACGATACGTTTCTGTAGTTGGATCAATATGTTTATATTCGTTAGATTCTTCAACACCAATAAGTGCTTCGCCTACAGAGTATTGATATGGAATTGGTTTTGGGTGTACTGGTTCTATGTTTAAATCGTTTCTAACTCCTACAAAGATTGTTCTTTTTCTCATCTGTGGAACACCAAGCCATTGAGCATCAAGAACTTTACATTTTACGTTGTAACCGCAATCACGTAGTTTAGAAAGAATGCGTTTGAAATAACCTTTAGCGGTACCTTGCACAAGGCCAGCAACATTTTCTGCAACAAAAACTTTTGGTTGTAAACCATTCAATATTCGAGCATATTCAAAAAATAAATCATCAACCCTTTGGGTTGTTTCACTATATTTTTTTTCCTTACCCCAACCAGCCTCACGTTTACCACCGATAGAAAAAGCAGCGCAAGGCGGACTACCATCAAATAAATCAAGTTCGCCTTTTTTTAAATTAATTTTATCTAAAATATCATCTGCAGTAATTTTTCTTATATCGCTTGGATCAAGATAACTGTTTGGGTGGTTAGATTTATAAGTTTGTCTTGCTGATTCTATAAATTCGTTTGCATATACAACTTTATATCCAGCAATACGATAACCAAGACAAGAACCACCACAGCCAGAAAATGTTGAAGCAACTTTAAAACCATTCCAAGGTGTTGCTTGTATTTCTTTCATAGAAGGTATTTTGTATTCTGGTTTAGGCATAGATGCCTTTTGCGATTCTGTTATAGATACCAATTGGTGATTTTGAATTAGGTTTATACTTAGAAATTACCGCATTTCCAACTGTTTCTGCAATCTTACTGTCACCAAGTTGTAAGTTTGTATGAGGTTTTATTTTTAAACAATCTAATTCTGGATAATACTTACGTATAACTTCTTTTTGTCTTGGTTTATTTAATTCTTGCCAATTTTTATCTATCCATAAAGAAAAAACAGAAGGATAAAAGTATGGATTACAAAGTTGTATTTGATTTAATTCACAAAGTTTCATTAATCGTTTAGTACCAGCAGATTCTAAATTTGCAAAATAATCTTGCCTAAATCTTTTAAATTTTTCATCATCTTTTGAATAATGTATCATTGCTTTTTTAGAAAGCCCAAAGTGGCCATCAGCAGCAACACCTGTCACAAGTGTCTCATCT